TGCACTTCCTGTTGTGCTATTATCTATACCTGCAAATTTAAATTGATTAGCCATTAATCTAAAAAGAGACTTCTAGCCTCTATCTCCTCTTTTAATTCTTCTTGAAACGTTGAGTTTAATTTTTCTACAATCGCATCAAAATCTCTTACTTGAGCTTCTGCAGTCTGTACATCATATTCTTTTGATGGTCTAGTTATAACCTGTACAATTTTTGCCATTATCTACGTCCATCCGGTTGAACATCTAATCTAAAAGTTCCTAGTTTCCAACTTTGACTAGCTGCTGTATTTTCTATTTTCATAGCTATTGCTCTCGCTCTTGCACGTGTATCTACTTTTGTAGTAGATGTTGTAATATCAAATGGTCCAAGTGCTGAACTAGCTTGTGTATTATTAGGATAATTTCTTAATTCTAATGTAACTCTTGTTGTTCCTGTTTGAGATATAAAGTCAGGTACGAATCTTCTTATCTTCATTAAAAATTCACCATCTCCTCTAAAGGTCGCAACACCTGTTGCTTGTCCAGTTCCTTGTGCTCTTGATTGTGTAATATCAAAATCTCCTGATGAAACGTTAGAAGTTATTGCAGTAATTGTTCCATTTTTATTTTGATCAGTGCCTGTTTCATGTTCATAGTAAGTTGTTATTCCTTCTGTATTACCCACAACATCAAAAGAAGTATCTGTATCTGCATCGTATTCTGTTGCATGTGGACTTCCAAATACTGCTGAATCTCTCCACATAGTTCTAGCTAAACTTCCATTTGTCCATACAGGTCTTTGAGGTGAAGAATCAAAATAATTATATGCAACCATTCTGTTTACAACAGAAGATGTTGACGTAGGATAGAACCAAATAACTTCACCAAACAAGTTATTTAATCCTGCAGAAATCATTTGATTACCAGATGTTAAATTAACATCGTCGTAAACATAGTCTTCTACTAAACAAGGTAGTGATTCTAATTTACCGGCATATCTAAAAAAACCATTATCAGACATCCAATAAGCAGCACCGTCAACTTCTACACATGCATTCTGTCCAACCAAACCACAGTTAGTTCCAACCTGTGCAAAAGCAAATGTAAATGGTTGTCCTACAAAACGTTGAGTAAATAAAGCTGTATCAGTCCAAACATAAAGTGCATCTCTACCTCTAATTGCTCCAATGATCCGTGATCCATCGGCCAATCTTTGTGTACCTGCTGTATTGGTTGCTGTAGGTATATAAGTGTTAATATCTTCTTGGTCCGAGAATCTAACAAACATATCGTCTTGTGTTAACGGGTCACCTATTGTTGTTTCTGTACCATAAAATACTAAGTGACGATCGGGAGTTGATACAACCATGTGTCTTGATGAAGTAGGTGCACCTGATATAATTGTTGCTCTTGTTGTCGTTGCATTTGATAAGGAAGAGTCCCATTCAAAACATGCACTGTTGTGTATTAAACAAATAGCTTTATCTCCAAAATTATCTATAGACCACATACCAGGTTCAATAACTAAATCTCCTGATGCTGCTTCACCCCATGCAACATAATCAGTTGTATTAGTAATTGTTGCGCCATCGCTGTGAGAAGCCGCTGTAGTGTTTCTTACTCCTCTTGTAACACCTGTTAAAGTGTTTGTTGAAACTCCTGTGTAAGATATTTCTTCAGAACCAATCTGAATAAAATTAGTTCCGGTGTCTGGAAACTGAGAAGCATCTGTTAAAACAATTGTAGTTGTAGATGAGTTTATTGCACCATTTAAAGTAGTAGTAATGGCTCCTGCTGCTTCACCACCCCAAGACCCTAAACCATAACCAAATCCTTTTGCCTGCACCGCTGGTCCAATATGATAGTAGTGTTGAACTCTGATCCCGCCTGAAGTAGTAGCACCACTTCCTGATTCGTTTGAAGGCATTGTAATAGTTAAAGTTGTTGTAGAAGGTACGCTTGTTACCATAAATTTTTTATCATCAAAATCAGAAGCACCAAAGTTGGACCCTGTTATCGTTGTAAAATTATCTAAAAGAATAATATCATCTTCTTGTATGTTATGTGCTGAAGAAAAAGTTATAGTGACTACAGCTGATCCATTAGTTGTACTAAAAGCACTTGTAAGAGTAGTCGTTGATTTGATAGGATGTATGTCATAAAATACACCTCCTGAGTAGGCATATAAAATAGCATTAGTTCCTATGATTGCATACTTTCTACCTAAACTATTTACAAAATGATGAAGACCTCTAGCGGCTCCTGTTAAATCGTCTGTTCCTAATTGTTTCCAACCACCTATTTTTTCAGGTGTGCCGTATCTAAACCTAACGTTATCGCAATCTACCCACTGGCCTTCAGCTGTAGTTTCTGAGATTTGTTTGTTTATACCTGGTTGGAATCCTATTTTCTGTAGCATAATCGCCTATATTACATATTTTTTGGTTAATATAAACCATATAAATCTACTATTTTCTGTAGATACTGTTGATCTACATTATCACATGAGAAATTAAAAGATATAATTGTTTTTCTTGTCTGCCAAATAACCGTAGGTGCTCTATGTATAAACATACTTGGAAAAATTACCACATCTCCCTCTTGAGCATCAACAGTTATTAATCTAGAAGTTGTGGGTTCTATGATTTGAGTCTTAGGAGCGGCTTCTTTTAATTCCAAATAGTATACTCCTGTAAAGTTTTCTCCATGAACATGCCACCCGTGAGTGTCTTCTTTACTATATTGTTGAAACCAAAGATCGTATAATCTTACGTCACGTAGTCCCAACCTTTTAACTTGAGTTTCAAAGTGATCCATTAAGTCTTTAAGAATAATTTTAGTCCAAGGTCTGGTATCATCTCTTTTTCTATCCCAATCTAACTTAGAAATAGAATCAGTATAATAACTATCTACTTGTTTTAAATTACCAGATTGTTGTTCTTCAATTAAAGTTAGTAAAGTATCTTTAAGTTCCTTATGTTTTTCAAACTTACTTGTTAAAATAGGAAAATTAAAATCAATCATTACTCTATATTAATAGTTAAAGATAATTTACTATGTTTCATAGTAGTAACTTTATGATATGTTTCTTTTGGAATAATAACAGTTTCTTGTGGACTCAATAATATTTCTTTACCACCTACAACCCAATCAGAAGTGCCATAGATCTGTTTAGCAATAACATCATAGGTATGAGTGTGATCTCCCCAGCTAACTCTTTGTCCTGGTTTAGAAAAGTAAAAATTGCCATTTATTTTTAACCCTGTTGCTTTTGTTAACTTATCATTTAGTATTCTTAAATCTTCATTTAGATCTAACACATTTGATATTATAGTTGTAAACCCAAGATCATAAAACTGTTTCCATCTATCAAAGTTTAGATAACCAGTTACATCAAAAAATAAATCAGAATTTAATTCTTCATTGTTAGTTATTATTTCTACAGAAGGTTGATTCCAAGGGTATCTAAAAGGCCATCTTTTAGATATTTTTAAAAAATTAAATATGTCTTTTTCTGTAAGAATTATTTTAGAATCTTTTATTAATATTTCTAATATTTCAAGATCTTCTTTTTGAAAACCTCTAATCTTTGTCATCTGTCTCCTGTCCTTCAAGAGGTTTAGCATCAGACCTAGTTTGTCTATATCTTACATCATCAGAAAAATTTTCTTGCCATTCAGCAACCATTCTCATTAAAACATTTCCAAAATCTTTTAATGCGTCTGCTGTAAAATATATATGTTTCTTTCTAGCTATAATTTCTAATTCTTTATCTGAGAACTCTATTGTACAAGATCCATCTTTTTTTTGTTTAAATTGCATACTATTCTTTCAGTCTTATAACTTCTTTTTTAGAAGACCTCATTCCCCAATAAGGTCTTTGGTCCATAAAATTATCTGTATGGGGCCCGTTAGCATCAACATAATGTATAAAACATTGAGCTTGCCAATCTCCTAAAAATTCTTTTCTTCCATGTTTTAAATCCATACCTAAATATATAACAGCGTTACCAGGTTCAGTTACACATTCTTTGCCATCTATAAATATAGGCCAACCTATATCACCTCCTATATGCACTGTTACACTTATCTCACAAGCAGGTCTATCAGTGTGTGTTTTTAAATCTGCAAATTTAGTATACATTCTCCAATAAGTATAAGTACCTAATAATTTTTTACCTGTTTCTTTTTCCATTAAATTTTGTTTTTCTAATGATAAAGCTTCCATTATAGGATCACCATAAAAACGAGTGTCCATGTTTTTACATGCCATATCAAAAGTACCATCTTCTATAGTAGGAGATCCTAAATTTGTTCTATGTTTTATTTCACAATATTTATTTAATAATTTTACTTCACTTTTTGTTAAAAAGTTTTTTATTATTTTAAATTTAAAGTCTTTTCCTATAACGCCCATGATACCACCGAATATCTAGTGCCTTCTGTAACCGGTGTAACAGTATGTGGATACATAAAATTACTTGGCCAGATAATGCATCTGTTAGCTTTTTTTTCAATTTCAACCTCATTATTAGTTATAATATTTTTAAACTTTAAAGCACCTCCTTTATAGTCATCATTAACAAAAAAAATTAAACTAAGAGTTCTATGTAAGACTGTAGAAGCGTCTACATGGAATTTATAATGACCGTTATTACCATATTTTAAAATTTGTAATTCAGTCATCTTTACTGCATGATTAATTTGTATTTCTTCAAAATAGTTGTCATATAATTTTTTAAATGTCCAAGACAAAAGATTAGTCCAATGTGCCTCAGTAATAGAACCTTTTAAATTACTAGGATGCCAAACTAAAGTATCTCTATGTTTTTTATCAACTGTTGCTTTTCCACCATTTACTATTGATGCATCTTCAAATTTTTCTGTTACATCTAAAACTTTTCTAAAGTTAGTTAATGTTTGTTTAGGAAATATATCATCCCATACTCTAATGTAATCTACAAGATTATCTTTTATTTCCATGATATTTTATTCCAAAAACGTGTTTTATAAACATGTATTATTTTACTTGTAGTCCACCATTTAGCTGCATCAGCTTCTTTCTTTGGTCTAGACCTTACTTTCATTTTCCAACTTTCTTTTTTAAAAGGTATTACTTGAACATAAGGAGTGCCTTCTTTTATAGTAGTTTTTTGATAAGGATACTTATCTCCATTCATAATAAACGGAAAATTTACTTCTGTAGGAAATGTATCTGTATCTACTATTCCTGGAATTATACTAAACCTATCGTCTGCATTATTCATAGGAGGTAAAAATAAACATGAGTACCCAGGAGGTGTTTTTATTGTCCAGGGGTTTCTAATTTTATGAATTACTAAATTACTATTTTTTGCTCCAAAAGGACATTTATTTCCGACTTGTTTAAGTGGATGAAAGTCTTGATTAGCTTGTTGATTTACATTTAAACCGTCTCCCAAATCTCCTAACAAACCTCTAAGTCCAACTGTTTTTCCTGTTGCTAAAGTTCCTTGAGGATCAGGTACATTATGTTCAATGTACATATCTATTGGCATTTTTAAAATATAACCTGTAGTTAAAGTATCTAAAAAAGGCATACATCCTTTAATAGTTAGGTCTAGTGGAGTGTGTTCTAAATCTTTATACCATTGAGGTATTTGTAATTTACAAGGTATTGGATAATTATCTTTTAAATCCACATAATCTTGTGGAGCGATAAACTCTATATTTCTTTCAAACATTTATTGAAAGTATATTATATTCTAAGGTATTTGTAAAGGGTGTACGAATGAAATAGAATTGTCAGTACAATATTGTTCCCAACTTTTTCCTAAAGGATAGCTAAGAGAAGAAGTGTCTAAACTATTTAAATAAGTTAAATAATTATTACATACAGTATACATAGAATTACTTGAATTGTTTCTTACAAAATCTCCTAATCTATCTGTTATGTTTTTAAGATATTTATCTAAATCTGCTTGAGCTCCAAAATTAATTAACTTATCTTTAGTACTATCAGACACCTGACGATTTAGATTATTTGCAGCTCTTGTTAAACCATCATCGTAATCAGTTATTGTAACATTAGTTCCATCATAAGTAATACCTGCAGTATTAAGTTGAAGTTTAGTAAAATTAGAATCACTAATATCTTTTATTACACAAAGACTTTGCATTATGTTTAATGCATCTCTATCACTATCGTTTGCAGCGATATGTACAAGATTATTATCTGAATTAAAAATTGCGTATGCCATAATTAATGTGAATTCTCGTAAAGAATTATTCCTCCTGGTCCTCCAACAGTTCCTGCTTGAGGTGTTCCATTAGCTGGTCCTGGTCCACCACTTCCACCATTTCCTAAAGGTGTTGGTGAAAGATCACTTGGTGCCCATAAAAATCCTCTAGTAAAATTTTCCGTTTCAGCTCCTGGTGCTGATCCATCAGTGCCAGAGTTTCCGTTAGGTTGGTCAGTTTGTGGAAAACCTCCATTACCGCCATTACCACCGTTTGTAGTAACTAAGTTAGCAATAGTACATGCAGATCCAGCAGATCCAGAAGATCCCGTACCTCCGCCGCCAGCCCCACCTGTTCCTCCGGCAGGAATCGCAAATGCATAAGTTGTTCCACCTGTTACATCTCCGCTAAAAAAACCAAATCCACCAGCTCCACCAGATCCCCCGGAATTTCGGCCACCTCCGCCGCCTCCGCCGCCACCTGGCGCATAAACGTAAGCTTGAAATTTTAATGCG